TAAGTGTTAAGTTCGCTTGATGTACGCGTAAATATTGTCCGATGATGCTTTCGCCATATCTATGGTCATAATACACTGGTCGCGAGATTGCTCAGTGATATACTCTTCATAGCAACCACTTGCTATACATGTGGTGCTTGCCCAAACTGGATGCGCGAAGTCTTTAGGACGATAATATTCAAGCCCCATCCGGTTAATAAACTCGGTAAAGAGCCAAGTAACCATTATTGAATGTTGTATGGTGTAAAAAGGTGAATTTACAATGACTTGTACTTTCACATTTTCGATTTGTAATTCATTATTCAACTTAACAAAATTGGCGATGTCCGGATAGTCGCGCTTGTGATCAACAATTTTAATGTACTCGGGGTCGGCGGCCGGTGTCGTGATGGACTCAAAAAATGCAAGTGATGGGTAAATGATGAGGCTGTTTTCATGCGCATCAACTTTGAGTGGAAGCCCAAGTGCCGAAATCTTGTTTTTAAACAACTCATGCGTTCTCTTTTCAACAACTTGATATTCGTGCGCTTTATTCTTCTTCGCGGGTCGCACACACCGTACACACGGGAATCTCATTCTACTCTGATAAAGTTGTTGTATGTAGGTGTCTTTAAGTCTGAGAGCTCTTGCCAGATAGCCCACACCGTGCAATGTAGCAAAACGTGAAAGACGCTGTGCGAGTATAGGTTGTGTTTTACAAGGGGGTCGTAGGCGAACGCGACAATGCTCAGCGTCCAGAGAGCGTGCACGCGGCTCAAGGGCCCGCACGCAATGTAGGTGCACGCCGCGTTGATGCCGTGGGCAAGCGTCTTGGCTCTTGTGTTCTCGAGGTCGAGGGCGAACGATGCGACCGATAGGAGCCATATAGTATCGTAGCCGCTGTCCCAACACAGGGCGGTCGCGAACGCTGTAATTTGTTGTGCGACCAAGTCAATGCGGAGCCAGAGCGTTTGCGTCTCGTGCACGGCTGCGATTCCGTGGTGGATGGCGCTGCACACGCACGTGATTATGTAGGAGTAGACGCTCACCTTACACGGGAACGAATGGAGAGGGAGGAGTGCCATTCCTATTCCAGGAAGCATGCTGAGAGAGTTGAAAACTTGGCAAGGGTAGCGTACTTTCATAACTGTTGTTAGAGCAACGCAACAGGACTCTTTTAAACGCCTTCGTGGCCACGTTGAGCCATTTGCAAGTCCTTTGGCATGATGCCCACGCGCCCACCGTGAAGAGCCATAACCTGCGCAGAAGTCAGCAACCCGATTATGTGCGACTCGCTCTCCGTTTGTAGAGCTAAAATCGCGTTCTTCGTGAAGCGTAGGTCGGTCTTGAAGTCGGAGGCGATTTCGCGAACGAGGCGATTGAATGGTGCGAAGGGAATGAGAAAGTCCGTCTTAGCTTGAATTCGCCGAATCTCTCTGAGCGCCTTCTCGTCCGCATTGTCTCGCGCGCGCTTCTTGGCCTGCGACGTGGGTGCATTGCTCGCGCACGCAGCAAAAGCAGAAGCGCTCTCCGAATCGCAAACGCTCTCGCTCTGCTCATCCTCATCGAGGCGCAATCCTTCCGAATCACTCCCATCATCTAGCTGAACTTCTTCTCCCTCATCCTCTTCTTCATCGCTCTCTTCGTCGCTCTTGACCGACTCTTCTTCCTCCTCTTCGGTTTCGGAAATGTGCTCGTCGTCTGTGTCCGCGAGCTCGTCAGGGTGCTTGGCAATGTTGTCATTGACTTGGTTTATCTCGGAGGCCAAGGAAGAGAGGTCCATTATGCGCGTGTGCGTGTTTGCGTGTTCGCGTGTGCGTGTGCGTGTGTATTAGCGCATGATGTTATGTGGATGTGAGAGTGAGAGGCCGGGCCCCATCTAAGGGTTGCACTCGCACTTGCGCGTAATGCTCACGGTTTTGTGGGCGACCGCGCGCCATCATGCGATAGATTGGGAGGTCTCGTGGTTGAGCGAATTGCTCGGCGAAACACCGTTCGTGATAAATGACGTCACGCGCATGGACCAAGTCGTTGAGAACGCGCTCATAGTTGTGAATCACAACATCCCTTACGTGGCCTATCTTGCGCAGTACGAAGCGCGCGGCTTAAGCTTCGGCCTCGTCCACTTGAGCGACGAATACATGACCGACGACATTCGCCCTTACGAGTTCGCGTCTTGTAAGTTTGTCTTTAGGAACTGCTATCGCGCGAGTCTTGAGCATCATCCGAAAGTGACGCAATTTGCTTTGGGATACAAGTATGGATTCTGGGAGAACGCGAGTGCAATATGTAACGAACCTAGGCCGCTCGCGTGGTCGTTTGCCGGAGGCATGCGCGACAACCGCCGCTCGTGCATCAATTTGTTCAAAGAGATAGAGCCGCATGAGCTCGTGATAGAAACGGGCAACAGCTTCAACGCGCCTGCCACGGGGTTGCCGACTGACAAGTATCGCGAGTTGATGCTCAAGAGCAAGTTCGTGTTGTCTCCCACGGGCAATGTGAGCGTCGACTGCTTTCGATTGTACGAGGCGCTCGAGTGCGGGTGCGTGCCTATCGCACTCCCAAACACCGAGTTTCAACCGTACGAGCCTAGCTATTGGCATAAACTCTTTGGAGAGGAGCCACCGTTCGTGTGCGAGCGCACGTGGGAACTGAACCTCGCGCGCGTGAAAAAACTACTCGCGGACCCGGAGGAGTACGAGCGCGTGCGCATGAAGTGCGTAGAGTTTTGGGTGCGCTATAAGGCGCGCTTGTCTATGAGTCTTCAAGAGGCGTGTGTTCATCTTATAAAACGCGAGCATTGTGCGTGTGTATCCACTTGTTGATAATCCACTTCTCGCCCGAGCGCACTGGGTTGCCTCCATGGCTTGACTCGCGCAGAATTCGCCCCGAGTCCGTGACGTTCCGAAAGAGCACAGCCTTTCCCTTCTCGGGCTTGACCGTGAACCCTATGTTGGGAAAGTACGTTTCGCCGCCCTCAAAGTCGTCGTTCAAGTAAATGAGAAATGTGTAGATGCGTGGGCCGCCGATATTCATGCGCTCGCAATCGTAGACGCACGCGTCATAGTGCGGCTCGTACCTTCCGCCCTTTTCGTAGTGGACGACCTGGTAGGCCTCTTGGTTTTCGACTGGGAGGCCGGCAATTTGTGCGATGCGCTCGGCGATATTGCCGATTGGTCGAAACAACCACGTTTGCTCGCTCTTGCGCACGCGCTCATCGTACATGTCTTCATCACCTTCGTAGAGACCGCTCTTTTCGAGGCCTTTTTCCTGCGCCATCTCGACTATCGCGTCACACTCGTCGCTTGTAAGAAAGTTGGGCAACTCTATCGGTTTGTAATTTTTATCGATTCGGTATCGCAGCCAAATGTATGTCGCAAGAGCACACGAACTTAGCAAGACAATGCCTAGGGTTAAGGCGAACTTCCGCATGTCCTATAATTATAGAATCGCGAGAATATAGATATGAGACTTGAATTCGTGGATTCGGGCACGACTAGTGTCTTGTTAAAGGGAGACGCATTGGCGCGTCAACCGTCCGCCACCCTTCTATGGCAGTCGGGGTTCGTGCCGTCTCCCAGTACTCCATTGGTCAGCAAAATCATTACGGACCGGGCCGTTGCTGCGACCGAGATGGAGATTGCGATGCGCTTGTCTCGCGTTGACCCTTCGCAACAGTACCTCTTGTATCCTTACGCTGCGTACGAGCTCCCGGGCGATGCTGTACTTCTTGAACAAGGCATAGCGTTCAAGCGCATTCTCGGGCAAAAGGTGGACTCGGTGGCCCCGAAGATGTACCTTTTTGTTATGCAAGACGGGGGTGCATCTGTGTATGAGCATGAGAAGCGCGATACTATGCTGACCGAAGCTGCGGCGAAGCGCGTGCTCGGCGATTTATTGTTCGGTCTTTTGCTGTTGCACGGTAACCAACTCTCGCATGGTGACATTCACGTTCACAATGCGGTCATGAAGCTCGACCCGCCGCGCGCTTATTGGGTGGACTTTGGGAAACTGAGCGCGGGCGAGGAAAAGCAGAGAGACGTAGGTGCAGTAGGTGGCGTGGTCAAGACCATCGTGCGCATGACGAACGCGCAAGATTTTAAGCGCGCAATGTCCCTCTCGTTCTCATCGTACAACAAAAAGGGGTTACAATCAATAATGGCATCGGATGAGTACGACGATATCGTGCCGCGCTTAGCTCATGTGCCGGTGCATTCGATGTCGACCAAGGGAACGCCATCGCCCAACAACACTACAGTGGTGAAGGGAACGCCACAAGGGACGCCCTCGCCCAAAGCACAAGTGGCACCAACTCCCAGTACATTGCTCAGGACACGCATGCCCGCGCGCACCCCATCTCCGCGCAGCTCGAAGAAAGTACGAGTAATGAGTTACAAAAATGAATGATTTCGGGCGTTGCGCCAAATTAGAAGTCAACTTCGGGCAAGCGGTATGCATTGCCCACGTCTTGTTTTTGAATGGTTTTGTAAGTGAATTGGAAGTTCGCATAGCCGCACACGTCAGATTCGATGGGCTCATTCGCGTCGTCTTCCGCAATGACACCTAGAGCCGGCGCGGGCTTGCGCTTTTTGGAATCCATGGAGCTCAACATCTCTAGGTATGTTTGCTCGTCGAGGAGGATGTCGCTGTCCGCGGTTCCGCACGGAGGTAGCTGGCCGAGCATGATGTTTGCAGACACGCCGTTGATTTTGTCAAAGTCGCTGAAGACGCTCGCGTTAATGAGCATGTCGGTCGACTCCTCAAACGACGACTTGGCAAGAGGGCCGACGTCGCCCCGGTTGATGCCGTGCCGGTCAATGCTCATGAGATTCCCGCGGTGCGTCATTGTATCAATGAGAAGTGACACGTGTCGGTAGTTGACGCTCGACTCGTTAATCACGTCCATGATTTCTTTGTAGAGGCTGATGCGCGCGGCCTCGATGCCGAGAACGGCAAAGATTTCGCGCGGGTCGTTGGTCACTGTGCGCGTCGCGTCCACGTTGGGGTTGCCGAGGATTTCAGTGAGATTGCTACCGTCAGTGTCAAGCACCCACTCAGCCTTCTTATCGTAGCCTTGTGTCTCCGGGTTGTAGCGCTCGAGTGCTTTCGCGTGCATGGAGACCTTGCGGATGCGCTCGACGCCCTTGATTGGCTTTTGAATGAGCGATTGCTCGAGTGCCTTGAGGGCCGCGACGTGGTCCGTGTGGATGTCCGCCTTGTCGTTTTCTTTTTCGTTGAGAGACACGCGCATGATTAGGTCATTTGCGTTGTCGTCGCTGAAGAGGCACGTGATACCCGAGTTGCCTGCCATGAGACGCAGGTAAATGTCTGTCATGGTGATGCGCGCGGCATGTAGCTTCGCGCGGTCAATGCGCATGCGAAGCACCCAGGGAGACGTGCGCGGTGTGGTGGGAAGCGTCTCTGCGAATGCGCGGTAGATGTTCAAGAAGGCCACGTCGTCAGGGAGGCTCGTGCTAAAGCCATCGTCGCCCGCGGGGTCGTAGAAGATTTCGCTGCTCTCGATGACTTGCGAGAGGTAGGTGGTCTCGAGGCTGCGGAGCACTTGGAGCGCGCGCTCTTTGGCCTCGCGCACCGCCGGGTCCGCGTGCACGCCCTCCTCGTCGTTCTCGATGGGATTCACGACAGTGCCTATGTCTTGCTTCAAATAGATTGTGAGCGAAGGCGTCTTCATGTTCTTGGACACGGAGAGGAGCTCCTTGATGCGAGGCACGCCACTCGTGGCTTTCACCGCAGCGGCCGTGCCTGAGACGTGGAAGGAGTTCAACGTAAGTTGTGTGAGGGGCTCACCCACGCTCTGAGCGGCAATAATTCCAACCATCTCTCCTGCGGGTGCGATGCCCTCTTTGAAGTACTTGCGGACCTCTCCGACGACCCACTCGAAGACGCCCTTCTTCATGCGCATTCCCATAATCAGTGGCTTGGGCGAGAGAAACGCCCGCACGAGGAGCTCGATGAAGAACGTTCCTTGCTTTGGCTTGGTCACGTAGAGCTCAGACACGAGCGCATCAATCGCGTCAAACACCACTGTTGGCGTGAGGTCGGTGGGAACCATGTCGATGCCGACGACGCGCGAGCGCTCTTGCGCGTTCTTGAGAATGCGCTCGAACGGAATCGGGTAGAGTAGCGTGTTTTGGCGCTCGCCCTTCAGCACTGTCTCGAGCAAATAGGCGCGGTCTTGCAGAATTTGCTCGAAGTGTGCGTCCGCGCGCTCCGACCAGTTGCCTTCCTCGCGCATGGCGCTTAGTGCGTCCTTTGTCATGTAGACATCGAGAGGGTCACTCGTGCGCAGGTGGTAATCGCGGTCGAGTTCGAAGAGAGTCTTGTGCATCGTGGGTAGCACTTGTTTCTCAATCTTTGTGCCCTCCATGCCGTCTTCACCGTAGAGGAACTGCATAATTGTGCCGGAAGCGTTGCGGACCGTTTGGTCGTAATAGATTTTTGCGTCCTCCATCGCTTTTATGAGACGACGTTGTATATATCCAGTTTCCGACGTTTTTACCGCAGTGTCAATAAGCCCCTCGCGTCCTCCCATTGCGTGAAAGAAGAGTTCTTGGGGCGTTAGGCCACTGATGAACGAGGACTCCACGAAGCCGCGCGCCTCGGGGCCGTCGTCGTACTTGCAGAAGTGCGGGAGCGTGCGGTCCGTGAAACCGTACGCTACGCGCTTGCCGTCCACGTTCTGCTGGCCGACCGCCGCAATCATCTGCGACACGTTCAAGTCCTTACCCTTGGAGCCCGACTTGACCATGTTAATCAGGCGATTCCAGCTGTCGTCAATCGTGCGCAGGCCGATGCTGCCCGCCTTTTTCATGCTGTCGTTGAGGATGTTCATAATCTCGCGCTCGAAGTGGTCTTGGTTGTTGAACATCGATGTGTTCTCCATGCGGCCGAGGCGCACGTCGTCGAGGCGCTTGTAGGCGTCTGCCTTCATGGACGAGATGACCAGCTTCAGCTCGCTCTGGATTTCCTCGCTCACGGCCAAGTCGCTGATGCCGACGCTGAAGCCGGCAGTCATGAGCCAGCGGCACACTAGGCGCTGCAGGTTGTCCATAAAGCGTCGCACCTCGAAGGGGCCAAAGTCGTGAAAAATCACCGGCAGCAGGCCGCGCGACATGTCACTGAAGATGCCCTTGTCGACGAAGCCCTCCGTGAGCTCCGAATTGTAAATCGTCACGCGCTCCTTCGCCTTGTTCGTGTTGTTGATGAAGAGCGACGGGGGCAGAATCGCCGAGAAGGCTTGGCGGCCCGTGAACGTGTTGCGCTCGCCTCCCATAAGGGGAAGGACGCCGTTGAAGTACGAGTTGACCATCTGCAGGTTCGCGTAGGCCTTATCGTGGATGCGCGTGTGCGCTTTTGTGATGCGGAAGGACCCCACCATGGTGTCCTGGATGATTTCAATAATTGGTTTCGCGTCCTTCGGTGTGAGAATGTGGAAGGGTACGCTTGCAAAGTCCAGTAATTCGGACATTGTTTGTATAGATTGACTCGCGTGAGCGTTCATCTCCCACGTTGTATCCCACACTCCACACATTTTTGATAAAGTGAGGTGTGTCAAACACAACGGGTACCCCTGCTTTCGCAGCGGGTGTGGAATACACCTTAAGCCATCTCGGACTGGCTAAGCCTTCATAGATGACCGACGACCGTCTACTCTCTGGACCTTCTCCATGCCCTGCCTGAACGGGTTTAGGAGCTTGGCTGCGGATTGCCCAATCCGTCTAGTTTATTACCATTTTCTTGTTGAATCGCTAAATTCAGGGGGTCTGCAACTTGACAAGCTCGTTGAGGTAGTCCATGGCGCGTTGGCGACACTCTTCTCTTGTCTCCGTCTTGCCAATGTGAAAGTCAACAATCTTGCCATCGCGCTTGCGCTCAAACACAACTGTACAAGACCGTTTGCGGTCGACGAGATAACCTTCAAGGTTGTTCGGGTCGATAACAAACTGCTTACCAACATCAATCTTCTTCTGCATATGTTGGTTCCTTGTACGGTTCGTAATTTGCTTCACAACGGCTTCATTTTCCTGCATGTACGCTCGCAGACCTTCCGCAATCTTAGCCTTTGACTCTGTCGTGTGAACAGTTTCGCCAACCTTACGCTTTTCATGCGCCTCCGTGTTTGGAGGAACGACTCGTTCTTTTGCACGCCTCACACCCGTCCCACCCGCACGACCACCCGTAGTAAGGTTGTAGCCGTTCGGGTGAAACGTGTTCCACTTGCGAATAAAGTACTGCTCCCAGTAATCGGATTCTTGGGGCATGCAGTACGCGAGCACATGAACTTTAATGTCGTCTTTGTTGGCGCGAATAGCCACGTGAATGTCTTGGCAAGGCTTGGTCGCGCTGTTGCATAACGCTTGGCTTACGTGAGAGTCCCATCGTTTCTTGCTGCCGTATGGACGATAACGTCCGTTGTTGAGGCGATGGGAAGTCGATTGGCCAATGTAGCTCTTGTTAGCAACAGTGTCTTCCAGGGCATAGATCTCGTAGAACGTCATGTCAGGCGAGTCGATGATGGAGCTTGCGTACGCAAGGCGACGTTGCACTTGAGCAAGGTTCTCTTCACATATCGCCTTGATGACAGTCTCTGTTCCGTCAAGCGCAAGCTCAAAGTCGTTGGCGGCATTCATGGTTGTTGTGTACTTATTGATAAGCACCTTATCCTTAAATGCTTACGAACCTCTGGATGAACTTGCACGCACTCCCGTTTTTAGCGATTCAATTTCGAAATTACCCGCGCAATTACGCGCGGTGGCTGCGACTGTCTTTCGACAGCCCGCCGGTACTAGACGGCTCTAAGGGGTTTCCCGCAATTTGGACGTCTTGCAACTTGGGGTTTGGTGTTGTTTTGCACCAGGTGTTTCCCTTCGTCACTAGATGGTTATATGCGCGCGCGGCTGTTGCGAGGAGCTCGCGCGCGGCTGACACTTCCACTGTTTTCCTTGCTAAGAGGGTCAGCACCTTAGCAAGCAGCCACCTGTTGGAGACAAGATGAATCTTGTAGTTTATCTCCATCAAACGGAGAATCGTGCCACTTTCATGGCACGCCGGAGCACACCTTAAGCTTCTTCAGGCTGGCTAAGCCGTCATAAGAAACCCACTACCATCTGCTCTCTGAGCGTTCACCCTCACTCTTGCCTTATCGAGTGGAGGGTGCTTCGTTGCGGATTAACCATTGTAACATCCTCAAGGTTTTTACCATACCTCCGGTTTTTCTCCGGAGCCATGTCGTGATTTCGCACGGCACTTGGTACTTGAGGCTTTAGGTACTTCCCGCAGTTTGGCAGTGTCGCTATACGGTTTGAAGTTCTGGATATTCTTGTAGAAATAGTTTGACACGTTTTTTGCAATTCTCGACATGGTATGGGACAATCTTGTCACCCTTAGACATATTCTCGTATTTGTCGAGAGGTTGCATATTAGTCCAATGAAAACACTGCTTTTGCTGTTGCTTATCGGTCATATCAAAGAACGCACACGGCATGACGTGGTCAATATGCCACTTATCTCCAAAGTTATCCCATGACATCCCTTCTTGAAAGTTGAATTCCAACCACTCAAGAAAGATTTCATAAGAACAACCGATTAGTTCTTTGTGCAGTCCGGGACTTTTGTTTTTCACAAAGTCCCTAACTCTTTGCCGACACCGAGTCGTGATTCTGTCAATAAGGCTCGAGTGATATTTATCTCTGCGATATTTATTGATTTTCTCACGAAACTCGTCGGTTGACCGATAGCGTTGCAGAAGCTTCTTGTAACGTTCGGGGTGGTCGCGACGCCATTTATCACAGTCAATGTATTCGCACGCCTTGCATATGTTAGACCTAACGCGATATTTCATCGCGTCTTGTTCCATACTGCATCTTGTACAAACCTTCATTGGCATTTCACTTGTGATCGGCTTAGCTCGTCCCCGTCCATATTTTTCGCACATACAGATTTTGCAAACATGACGATTGCAACAGAAGTTGTCTCCTGACTTCTCTTCTTTGCAACTCGTACAAGTTTTGCTAATCTCGTGCGCTGTTTCATTGTACTTCTTCGTAAGAGCAGCGCGTGCAAGTTTCACACATGTTTTGCATCTATCTTTCCATTTCGAGTAGAAATGTTCGTGAGATAGTTCAGCCAAACATATGTTGCACTTTTGCATTCGTTGTCCTTATTGTGTCTCTTATTTCTCTATATCCAGTTCAAATTCGTATAACTAGACGGTTATATCGTAGCTAGAGTTCCACTGTTTTCCCTACTAGGTGTCTCTAGCAACCTAGTAAGCAGCCGCCTGTTGCTGACCTTGATGGAATTTTTGATCAGCGTTGAACGGTTGACAATCAAGCGGGTTAAGCCGGAAAGTCTGGAATGGCATCACCTTGACGCGGTGGCACAGCATGCTCATCTTGTGCAGCGAAGGCTGCCTGTTGAAGAGCACGTAGTCACCATCGCGCAAGTGCCGGTCCACAATGTCCCCTACGGACAGGTTTTCTGCAATCTTCTCGCGGCTCGTCTCGAAGCGCAGCGTGAACGTCTTGCCTTGTTCCGAGCTGCGCACGTACTTTGCACCGGGCCACTTCTCGGGGCCGTTGCGCACAAGCGCGCGCAGCTCGTCTATGTTGTACGAGTTCACCGATTCGGGGAACGTTAGCTGAATCGCGACTTTGTAAGGCACGCCAAGGTCGTCGATAGAGATGTACGGGTCTGGCGTAATGACCGAACGCGCGCTCTGGTCTACGCGCTTGCCGTTCAGGTTGCCACGAATGCGCCCCTCCTTCTTCTTGAGGCGGTCGCTGATGCTCTTGAGCTTGCGGCCGTTGCGCTGTTGCGCCTGTGGCAGCCCAGGAATTTGGTTGTTTATGAACGTGGCCACGTGGTACTGCAGCACCATCGTCGTCAGGCGCATGTACTCCTCCGTTACGTTGCCTCGCTCGATGCGCTGCCTCAGTTGCGTGTTGACCTTGACGATGTCGCTCAGCTTGTGCGTGAGGTCGTCCTCGCGCCTCTGACCGTTCTCCTCGATGACGCTCGGACGCACGGACGGCGGCGGCACTGGCAGCACCGTGCAAATCATCCACTCGGGGCGATTCCACTTGGGGTTGAAGCCCATGCGCTCCATGTCCTCCTCGGTGATGCGCGAGAATATGCGCAACACGTCGTCTGCAGTGTACTCTTTTTTGACAGGGTCCGACTCCTTGTCCTTGGGGTCCTTCCACTCGACCACGATTTTCAGCGCGCCCTCCTTGATGTATTTGGTCGGCACCATCGCACCGCAACCGGGGCGGTCGTTCTCCTCCTTCGAGTCCATGTCGTCGCCACAATACTTGATGCGCGTGTTGCCGCACAGGGCCAGCGTCGCCTCATGTCGCTTGGCCAAATTCTTGATGCCGCCCACCCGCACGGCCTCCTCCCGCAACTCTTTTAGGGTGCTGTCGGGGGACACGAGCAGGCGCGAGCAACGGTGACACACGCACTTCAACACCTTCTTCGTGTGCTCAAAGAACATCGCGTGATACACCGGGCGCGCCATGTTGATGTGACCAAAGTGACCCGGGCAGAAGATGTTCTTCTGGTGGCACGTGTCGCAGTAGCGGTTGTGCTCCAGCACGCCCATGCGCGGGTCGAAGAGACCGCCAACAACCGGCACATTGCCGCTATACGTGTCCGTCTTGGTCACCTCCACCACCGAGCGGCGCTTGATTTCATCGGGACCAAGCACGCTGAACTGGATGCCTTTTACAACATCTATGTCCTGGTCATACGACAGCTCTTTGTAGATAGACATGTGATGGTGTCTGTCTGCGTGCTGCTATATAACCAGTGAGTTCTGACTATGAACCATATTTTTAAATGCGCGTCCTTTTTTTCGCAATCTGGAAAAAAGGACACCCGGCCCTACAAACGCGTCACACGACTTGTAAGCGGATGTCAACAATAACATCGTCACACTCGGATTCCGATTCGGACTCCTCCTCAGACCCAGACTACGAACCAAGCATGGATTACGAAGATTACGAAGAGTACGAGAGCGAGAGTGATAACAGCGATAGCGAGACGATTGCCAGTGAGAGCGAGAGGAGCGCAGACTCGGACGATGACAGCATGCGCGACTTTATCATCGAAGATGGCGATGATGTGCCAAGTGATTCAACTGATAGTGAATCGGACGATGAAGAAGAGGAAGCTTACGAGACGCCCACAGTGATGATGCGCGCCATCGGTCGCAGCTATCGCATCGGTGGTATGCGCGTGACGGCCGCGAGCGCGATTCCGTGCATGAGCAAGATGTTGTTGCGCGCACCCATTCACGCACGCACTACGCGCAAGCGGCCGCGGTGCGCTGACATGAACTATACTGAGGAGGAGAGCGCGTACTTCGAGTCCGCGAGCCCCGAGTTCCAAGACTCCATTCTCGCGCAAGAGCAGGCCATGGAGAAGCGCTTGCCGCTCCACGCGCAACCTCTTCGCTTCCAACTCCTGCAGTCGTCGATGGACCCTGTCACGAAGCGCATGCTCCTGACCAAGCTTACGAACCTTCAGAAAATGCACGATGGCGCGGGCGAATACCACAAGCTGAACGCGTGGTTACACGCTGCGATGCGCATTCCACTCGGCGTGCGGATGCCGCTGCCCGTTAAGCGCGACGCGGGTGTGCCTGCTGTGCGCGATTTTCTGGAAAGCTCGCGCGCCTCTCTTGATGGCGCAGTGTACGGCCACCGCGAGAGCAAGGAACACATCATGCGCATTCTCGCGCAATGGATTTCAAACCCGAGCTCGCGCGGCCATTGCATTGGCATCCAAGGCCCGATGGGCGCGGGCAAGAGCTCGCTCGTGAAACAGGGCATCGCTAAGGCGCTCAACCTACCGTTTGCGTACGTGGCACTCGGTGGCGCAGCGGACGGCGCGTTTCTCGAAGGCCACGGCCTCACGTACGAGGGTTCAACTTATGGAAAGATTGCAGAGGTGCTCATGAAAACCAAAGCCATGAACCCGGTGATTTTCTTCGACGAGCTCGACAAAATCAGCGACACGGCCAAGGGCGAGGAGCTCACCAACATCCTCGTGCACCTCACCGACGCGACCCAGAACGAGCATTTCAACGACCGCTACTTCACCGAGATTGACCTCGACCTTTCTAAGGCGCTGCTCGTGTTCGCATTCAACGATGAGACGCGCGTGAACCCCATCTTGCTAGACCGGATGACGGTGATTCGCGTGCAAGGTTACAACACAAGCGACAAGCTCTCGATTGCGCGCAAGCACCTCCTGCCGAGCCTTCTAGAGCAGTACAACATAGATGCGGGCAAGCTCGTGTTCAGCGACGACATCTTGCGCACCATCATCGAGCGGGTGCCGGAAGAAAAGGGTGTGCGCAACCTTCGCCGCGGCCTCGAGAGCATCACGAGCTGGTACAACATGCTGCAGTACCTCCCGGATGCCGAGTTCGATACGTCTGTTGCATTTACAGTATGCGACGCGTTCGTGCGCAAATACCTAAAAAAACAAAGTGCCGCGAGCACACCCCCGATGTCGATGTACGTGTAAAAAGTAACCTATTCACTGCATTTTTATGCAAAACAAAGGATAAACAGATGATGCGCAAAAGCCCGGCCCAAGTCCACGTTATCAATTGGCTTTTGCTTGCAGCCGCAACACCGCGGGCAGAGTGGCCGTCCGACTTTGGCGCATGGATTACAACAGGGACACAAAGCAGTAGGGAGCTGCGCAATATTCAGAAATCGTTGCGCGAAGCCGTGTACAGCCTGTCCATTGGAATGCGCGCGATAATGAGGTTGACCGACAACTCTCGCACTCTCGCGATGGGCGGCGGCGCACCCAAGGACCCCGCATTTCGCGTGTTCACTTGGGATGGTGAGAATGCCATCTTCAACAGCCGCACGGCGACACTATACATGAAGAACAAGCAAGCGCCGATGGTGTACAAGAACATTGACTTGCCCATGACGTCACAAGAATGGCTCGGGCTCTACGACAAACTCCCCGAAAGCGAGCGCCAGCTATTCATCTTTTTCATGGGCATGTGCCTATTTTTGGCATGCTGGGCGCTAGTGCACATGGCTTACCTTATCACAAAAAAGATGATGAAGGAGCGCGTGCGACGTGTGGCGGTGTCGCCCAACAACGGCTCACCTGCAACGCAAAGCGCAACAAATAGCCGCCAACCAACACCAACCACGACATATACGCACATGCCACTATACACTATCGTTGTTCAACCGTTTGAAGACGAGCCCACGCTCTCACTCGCAATCCCCGCACACAACGACGAGCCGGCCTTGGCGGGCGCAATTGGTGCGAAC